CGCGCATTACCGGCGTGCCTATGCATATGCTGCAAGCACTTGACCGGGCAACATTCAACAACATAGAGCAGTTGAGCCTTGAATTTGCAAAGTACACTATCCGCCCGTGGGTAAAGCGGTGGGAGCAGGAGTACAACCGCAAGGTATTCAGCCAGTACGAGCGCGGGCGCTTTAAGGTGCGGCTGAATATGGACGCTTTTATGCGGGCAGATACTGAGGCACGTGCTGAATACTACAACAAAGCAATCCAGAACGGATGGATGAGCATCAACGAAGTGCGAAAAACAGAGAAGCTTAACCCGGTAGAGGGCGGCGATAAGCACTTCATTCAGCTCAATATGACAACGATTGACCAGCCGCAGCAACCGGCTCAAAATAGCGATTTAGATGCCGTATGATGACTACCCAAAGGCGGCAAGCGAGCAGGCACGGCGGGCATTACGGCACCGTGACGAAAACGGCAGTGATTGCGGCACGGCAGTAGGCTGGATGCGGGCTAATCAATTAGCGAATAGGGAAGTGATTAGCGTTGAAACCGTAAAGCGAACCTATAGCTTTTTATCCCGCTCAAAAGTGTACGACCAAGGCAGCTTTACGGACGCTGACGGTAATGAAATTTGTGGCTCGGTAATGTATGCCGCATGGGGCGGCGATCCAATGCTACGATGGACAGAAACAATAATTGACAACCTCCCTGAATCTGAAAGGGCTATGGATAATCTTAAGATAACAAGGCATATCGTCGGCATTCAGGAGGATGACGACTTCATCACTATCACCTTTGCAAAGCCTGATATCGAGGACGCTGAAGGTGATATGGACGATATGGAGATGAACGCCTACAAGGGCAAGAAAAAGAAAAAGCGTGCAGAGCCTGACGAGTTATCTGTAGGCGATTACGTCAGCTGGAATAACTCCGGCGGGCGTGCTTACGGGCAGGTCACACAGATTGAACCTGATGGCACTGTTGTCGCTGATAGCGGATTTGAAGTCACCGGCACGCCTGATGACCCTGCTGCCTTAATCAGCGTCTATGAGCTTGACGAAGAAAGCGGGCTATTCGTAGAGCGCGATCCTGTACTAATCGTTGCACACCGCTTCACTACTCTTACAAAAGAGATGGCAAGCGACTTTCGCAGCGCAAAAACTATCGAAGTGGAATACCGATTCAAGCCCGCTGACAAAGTGCAGCAGACTACCGGCACCGAACGCCGGACATACAACGCAGAGCTACGCATGGATATGAAAACCGGAAAGCCTCAAATCAGGGGCTATGCTGCTGTTTTCGATTCTGACTCAGAACTACTGATGGGCAGCTTTGTAGAGCGCATTGACAGGCAGGCATTCGCTGATGCTGATATCTCTGATGTCCGGGCGCTGTTCAACCACGACCCTAACTTCGTGCTTGGCAGGACAACGAACAACACCCTACAGCTCGAAATTGACGAGCGCGGGCTTCGCTACACTATCACCCCTCCTGATACACAGCTTGTCCGGGACTTGGTAATTGAGCCAATGAAGCGGGGCGATGTAACGCAAAGTTCGTTCGGCTTCACGCTTACTGAAGACGAATGGGACGAATCAGGAGACTACCCGGTGCGCACACTGAAGCGCATTGGTGAAGTGTTCGATATTTCGCCTGTCACCTTCCCTGCTTACACGCAGACGGAGGCGAGCGCTCGGAGCATCGAAAAGCGCACATCGCAAACAGAAGAACAGAAAGAAAAAACGCGGGCCAGCCTGGCAGGGCGGAAGCTGCGTATTATCGAGTTGCCGGAAGGTGACCAATAACCCTATTTTTTGAATAGCAAAACATCAAAGCTATGAAAAGTACAGAGCAATTGCTCAATGGCCAGGCGAGCGCACAGGAACTGCGCGAGGGCCGTGCATGGATTAAGGAACAGATGCGCGATATTGTCAACAGCGCAGAGAAGCAGAGCCGCGACCTCAACAAAGAGGAGGACGCCCGCTTCATGAAGTTCGATGAGGACTATCAGGCGCTTACCCGGAAGCTTGACCGCCAGCAGCGCGTCGAAGAACTGCAAAAAGAGCAGATCGAGCAGCGCGCACAGCGTGGTGAAGCAGAACAGGCTACCAAGCAGCTTAGCCCTGAAGACAAGGATAAGCAATACCGCAGCATCTTCAGCAAGTACCTCCGGTGGGGCGCTACTTCCCTGAATGCAAGCGAGCAGCAGATCCTGATGGAAAAGCGAGGCACTGACCCGCAGACCACTGCCGACGCACAGGGTGGTTACACCATCCCGCAGGGCTTCAGCGATGAGCTGGAAATCCGCATGAAGTATTTTGGTGAAATGCTGAATGTCGCCCGCCTGTTCAATACCGCTACAGGTAATCAGGTGGACTGGCCAACTGTTGACGACACCTCTGCAATCGGCTCTATCCTTACAGAAACCGCAGGCGCTGCAACTGTTCAGGATATGACCTTTGCTAACAAGGTGCTCGACGCCTACACCTACACCTCCGGTATTGTGAAGGTATCTGTGCAGCTTGCGCAGGACACAGCGTTCGACCTGGAGAACTTCATCATCGACAGCTTCGCTGAGCGCTTGGGGCGCATCATCAATCAGCACGCCACTACCGGCACCGGCACTGCACAGCCTAACGGCTTCGTGACTGCTGCTACTGTCGGCAAAACTGCTACTGCTGTTGATGCGATCACCCGCGCTGAGCTTGTCGACCTGCTGCACAGCGTAGACCGCGCATACCGCCCGAATGGCATTTGGATGTTCAACGACACCACCCTTGCGGCTATCAAGAAGCTGAGCTTCGGTTCTGCTGATGACCGCCCGCTGTGGGTGCCTTCAATGCGGGATGGCGAGCCTGATACCCTTGAGGGATATGCTTACAGCGTGAACAACGACATGGCAGACCTCGGAGCAGCGAACAAGCCTGTCGCTTTCGGTGACTTCTCGAAGTATGTCATCCGATTGGCAGGAGATCCGGTTTTTGTCCGTATGCAGGAGCGCTACATGGACGAGCTGAAGGTTGGCTTCATCTCTTACCGCCGCATGGACGGCGAGCTGATTCAAGCCAACGCGATTAAGGTGCTGCAAAATGCTGCAACCTAATGAAGGAAGTGAGAATATTTCAGGGCCTTGCAGGGAGGGATTATACCTTCCCTGCGGGTTCCCTTCAAACAGTTACAGACGAGAAAGCTGCTGAGCTACAGCGCAAAGGCCTTGCTGAGATTGTCAGTACTGCGAAAATTACTGTTAGCCGGAAGGCAGCAGAGCGCAGGACGGCAACAATTGCAACACCTAAGCCTGAAGCACAAAAGGCAGCAGATACCGAGCAGAAAGCAGAGCCTCAAAAGGCAGAACCGAAGCCTGAACAACCGAAGCCTGAGCGCAAGAAGCGCGGGCGCAAACCACGAAAGTAAATGCTCAAAGTTACGTCAGCACCTGCTGAAGAGCCTGTAAGCCTAGCGGAAGCAAAGGCGCACCTCAAAGTAGACTACAGCGCTGATGACGATTATATCACAGCGCTGATTACCGCTGCCCGGCAACAGGCAGAGGAATACACGAATTCGGCGCTGATTGATACAACTTATGAGCAGGCTTTTGATGGTTTTCCGGCAACAACGCGCCTTAACCCTTATCAGTCGTTAGTGCTTTGGCGCTCGCCGCTTATCAGTGTTACGAGCGTTGTGTACACAGCCGAGGATGGCACGAGCATAACTGAGGACGCTGCTAATTACAAGGTTGATACCTATCGTAGGCCACCGAGCGTAAGCCCTGTGTATGGCTATTCCTGGCAGTCAGCACAAGATATACCTGCAAGCGTTGTGGTGACATTCCGGGCAGGCTACGCTGATGCAGATAGTGTGCCTGTAGCCATCAAGCAGGCGTTATTGCTGATGATTGGCGCATGGTATGACAACCGGGAGGACAGCGTGTACAATCTTCCGACACAGAGCAGGGTAATGCTCGATCACTACAGAGTAAGCCGTTTCTGATGTACAACAAAAAGGAGAACATAGGGCGTATGCGGCACCGGGTGCAATTCCTGAAGCCTACCTATACGCCTAATGACTACGGCGAAAAGGAGAAGACGTACACACCGCAGGCTGAAACGTGGGCGCACATTGAGTACAAAGAATCAGGCTCAGACGAGAGCGGAGAGGCAAGCCGGATAACATCGCGCATTAACTGCTTAGTGACAATACGGTTCAACAGCGAGATTAACGCTGAATGGCGAATGATTCACAATAATGAGAAATTCAACATCCGAACTGTGCTGCCTGATGCAAAGCAGATGTACATGCGCTTAGAGTGCGAGATTGACGAACCGATAACGAGCTATTGAGATGGCGCAAAGAAGAGTAGGATTAACATCGAGAGGCAGAGAGTATTTTGCATCGAGAGCAGCGCAATACAGGGCATACAGAAAAGCACTTGCAAGCGGGCAACAACTAAGAAGAACAAGGACTAGAAACATCGGATTAGAAAGTTCTCAGGTAGAGGTGGAGGACTTGATACTAAGAATGTCAAATGCTCTGTCAGAAATCTCTGACACTGAAGAAAGAAGAAGAATTAACCTGAAAGCAGGTGAATTTGTCAAGTATGCTGCAAGAGCTAGAGCGCCACGATCGAACAAAGTGCATTATCACTATCGTAGCACAAGTAAACTTGTTAGCAGTCTTAGAGCGAAGCGGGGCAGCAGGACGGAGGACAGGGTGGCTTATTACCCCGGCAACTTGCAGTTATCCATCAGGGTGTTTAAGCTGAAAAGGGCAATCAGCGCTATTATAGGCCCGCGAATACAACGCAACGCACGGGCAAAAAGCTATGGCAAGAATGACCGAAACGTTAACGCTTTTTATGCTCAGATGATATACGGCAGTGCAATTGCTTTTCGAGACCGCGTTATGACACCTGCTTTGAAAAGCCAAGAGGCTAGAGTGAAAGCTTTTATCAAGCGCGAAATTGATGCTTTGAAGCGCAAGGCAGCGCGAAAAAATAACTTGGATTGAACTTAGGCAAGCTGACATATAACCTCCTGAGCAACGATGCAACGATAACCGGGCTTGTCGGCAGCAGGATATTCCCTGTTCAGATACCGCAAGATACCGGCTATCCGGCTATTGTCTATCAGCACACGAGTCAACTGCCTACGAATATTAAAGACGGGCCTTCGCCGCTTGATGTGATTGATATGTCGCTTGTCATCTATTCAACAAGCTACAGCGATGCGCAGGATATTGCGGCAAGGTGCAGGACTATTTTCGATCACTACCAAGGCACTGTACAGGGTGTTTCGGTAGACAAAATAAGCTTTGCGAACCAGTCGGATAATGACTTCATTGATGACTTTGGTTTTTTCGCTATCGAGCAAAGCTATCAAGTAAGAATGAAGCGATGAGAGTGAAGCTAATTAAAGACTGGACAGACGAAAAAGGACGGACTGACAAAGCAGGCACTCACATTGATATTGCATACAGGTACGCGAAAGCGCTAATCAAACAGGGCATTGCAATACCTGATACTGAGCAGTTGGAGAACATCACCTCCTACTCGAAAGACAACCCGCCTCCTGAAGTGCAGGAAGTGGAACTTGAACAAGAATTTTTTGAACCTGCCCCTGTGAAGCCAAAGAAGGTGACATGGTGGGATAAAATTAAATCGCTATGGCATCGACTGGCGTAATAAACGGAACTAACCTTCGCCTGTATATTGGCAGTACGCCAATTGCATACGCGACGAGCTGTACCCTGTCATTCAGCAGGGAGCTGCGGGAGACTATCCACAAAGACAACCCCGGATCTGGCTGGGCAGAAAGTGAACCGGGGCAGAAGTCCGGCACGCTGACTGTTGAGGCGCTGTACAATGAGGATGGCACTTCAAACAACTACGAAACCCCTCGAACGCTGTTTGATGCGCTTGATGACGGCACAGAACTAAGCTGTACTGTTGAGACAGGCGTATCAGGTGACAACATCTACACGTTCTCGGCATTTTGCACAGAATACGAAGTGACAGCAGCGGTGGAAGAGAATGCAACCTACTCAGCAAGCTTCACCATCACAGGTGCGGTTGTAATGAGCACAACCTAAAACATCTGCATGGTACACGAAATCCAAGTTGATGGTAAGAGCCTGCCCGTATCTTTCACGATGCGGGCGCTCAATCATTTTTGCATCAAACATAAGCTCACTATCGGGCAGTCTTTCGAGATGCTCGGCGCTACAGGCGGCGAAGGCAATCCTATACAACTGACTTACGAGCAGATCGCAGATTTGTTCTATTTTGGGCTAAAGGAGGGCCACCGCAAAGAATCTAAGAAATTCAATCTTAGCGCTGATGATGTCATGGACTTGTTCGACGAAAAGCCGGGCCTTCTCACAGAGGTACTGGAAATATATGGTGAGTCGCTGGCTAAAAAATGGGCAGCGGATGAGGAAAAAAACTCGAAAGCGCTCAAAGCGGAGAAAGCCAAGAGCGCGAAGTAGATGTTAGCCAGCTTCATTATTACGCCTGCGGGATGGCAGGCATGTCAGAAACTGACTTTTGGGATAATGAAGTCTGGGCGGTCCTCAACCGTATTGATGCATGGGGCAAAAAGTACGAGCAGCAAGAAAAGGGCGAGCTACAGCGCATTAGCCTGTTAGGCTCATGGATGCTTAACCCTTACAGCAAGAAAGGCAAGCCTGTTAAGCCCCAAGACCTGCTGCCTGCTGTCTGGGAAGGCATCAATACAAGCGGTAGCAAAGGGCCTTTGTCGGCAGAAGAAAGAGCAAAGATTTTCGCTAAGCACGATGCGATAGCACGCAAAAAATTCAGCAATGGCTAGAGCAGACTTAAATGTAAGGTTAGGTGTCATAACTCGGAATTTCGAGAAGAGCCTAAAGCGTGCAGAGCGTTCTTTGCGCCGTTCAGCGCAGCAGATGAGCGATATAGGTTCTAGCTTGACTGCTGCGGTGTCCCTGCCTGTTGCAGGGGTTGGCGTTGCATCTTTGAGGGCGGCGGGAGATATTGAGGCGTTGGAAAAGGGCTTAAAAGCTATTTTGCCACCCTCAGCTAGTGTTTCTGATGAGCTTGAAAGATTAAGGAGAATATCAGAGTTGCCAGGGCTTGGTTTTGAGCAAGCAGTACAGGGTTCAGTTAGGCTGCAATCTATCGGCTTAAACGCTGACCAATCTGCTGCATCACTTGAGGCATTTGGTCGGATTGTTGCGCTAACAGGTGGAGGCGCGGAGAAGCTAGATAGTGTTGTCAATCAGTTCACACAGATAAACTCGAAAGGCAAGTTATTAGCTGAAGACCTTAATGTTATCAGAGAAAACGCCTCAGGTTTCAATATCGCCTTGCAGGATGCTTTTGGCACTACCAATATTGAGGCTATCCGGGAAACAGGCATAAGCACCGGAGAATTTACAAAGCGGATAGTCGAAGCAGTACAACAAAGCAAGGTATTTCAGGAGGTTCAGGGCGGCTTATCAAATAGCTTTGAAAACGCGCGAGTATCTGTTCGGTTGTTCTTGTCTGAATTAGGCAAAGAAATAAACAGGCTTTTTGATGTTCAGGGAGCAACAGAGCAATTCAGCCTAGCCTTAGGCAGGCTCAGTGCTGCCTTCAAGTCGCTCGATGACGAACAAAAGAAGAACATTATAAGGTTTGCAGCGCTTGCTGCTGCTGTTGGCCCGGCACTAATCATATTTGGTAAGCTGCTTACTATCCTCAGGTTTGTGCCAATTGCACTGACTGCGATATTAGGGCCGTTGAAATTGCTTACATCTGGGTTCTTGGTTGCATCGCGGGTGTTTACGATTGTAGCAATCAGGGGCAAAACTCTTGCTGTTGCGCTTCGCACGGTTGGCGCTTCGTGGCTTACTGCTGCCGCTCCTGTAGTCGGTGTTATCGCTGGTATTGCTGCTGTTGCAGGCGTCTTTTTGTTTGTCACTAAGAACGCAGAGGCTTTTGAGGCACGGTTCACTAATATCTTCATCAAAATCAAAACAAGGGTATTAGAGCAAATCAACAGGCTTATCGACGGCTTAAACCCGTTGCTCGGCGCTGTAGGGCTTGAGATTGAACGGGCAAAAATTGAGCCTCAGGACCTTGTTGATGAGCCTAAATTTCAATCCTTCTCTGAGTTCATCGGCAGCGTTAAGGATGACTTGGTTGACCTTGTACCTGGGCTAGGCAGTGCAGCAGAAGGGTTTGGCAAGCTCAAAGAAGCAGTGTTTGGAGGCGGTGACAGCGCTGGCAGTGCAGACTTAGGCATCAAAGGGGCTTTCGATAATTTTACCGGGCTGCCGGGGCAGGAAACGGGGGGCAGCGGTGGTGGTTCTTCGATTACTGATAGAGCTAAAGAAATAAATAAGTCGATTGCCGATATAAATGATGAAATAGACAAAGAGCTTAGAAAATCTATATTTCTAAGCAGGGAGTTTGGTGTGTCATTACAAGGTATAGCGTCAGGCACTTCTTTGCTAGGTTTAAGGGCTGCAAGAGAAAATATAGACGAAGTAAATAATGCATTAGAGCAAACAAAAGTAAAAACAGAAGGCCCTGACCCGTTAGGTCTTGTAAACACATTCGGGTTACCACAACAAATTGTCGAAAATGTCGTCGCTGGCTTTGATAACGTCAGAAAAGGCGTTGATACAGTAGTTGCGCAATCAGAACAGGTTCTTGCTGCTGTAGCGCTTGTTAGGGAGACAATCACAGCACCCTTTGAGGACTTCTTTACTACCCTTGTTGAGGGCGGCAAAAATGCGTTTGGCCAATTCGCTAAGACATTAGGGCAGACGGTGAAAAAGATTATTGCAGACCTGCTCAGCGCTATTGCTGTCGCTGCTGTCTTAGCGCTTATATTAGGGCCGATTCTCGGCGGTGGCACCTTCGCCTCACAGTTCGGCACGCTACTAAAGGGCGGCGGCGGCATTGGCTCTATTTTTGCAGGGATTGTGGGCCTTGCACAGGGCGGCATTGTCCCATCCGGCTACCCGAACGACACCTACCTTGCACGCCTTAGCTCAGGGGAGGCTGTTATCCCGCTGAACCGGCTTAACAGTATGCTCGATATGGGCGGTGGGCAGATGGTAGCAGATACGGTAATCAGGGGCGAGGATATTGTTCTTTCGTACAACCGCGCAAGCAAAACACTAGGACGGTAATGGCAGTAAGGTTTGAAGGCACGAGCGCAGGAGTGAAGGGTACAACGTACACTGTGCAGGTGCATGATTCAGACTTTGCAGGGACTAAGGTTGATGTGAGCCTAGGGGGCGATGGGTTCAGGCTGTCATACGAACCTGAAGAAGATAACCCTGATGTAGCGATTATACCCTCTACATTAAGCTTTTCGATAATCAGAACAAGCGCAAACGCTGCTGCCTTCAATAGCTTTCTTTCTGATTTCGCAACTGCCGATGAGGGGCGCTTTACGGTTAAGGTACTGTCAGGCAGCAACCTGTATTGGTGTGGCTACCTGCTTGCAGATCAGGTTAGATATCTTGACACGCGATGGGCAGACACTAATGCTGAATTTGCGATGAAAGCAAAGGACGGCATTAATCGCCTTAAGGGCATCAACTACAACGATGACGGCACGGCCTATGAAGGCAGGGTTACGTTCAAGGAGCATCTATTCAATATCCTTGATAAAATTGGATTGCAGGATTTTTGGGGCGCAACAGATGACTATCTGCACAGTGTGGTAAGATGGTACGAGGAAGATGACACTGCTGCTACGCTAAACGACAATAGTATAGATAGGGTGTATGGTGACCACAGGGCGGCTTATGAAGTCGGCGATAATGGCACCTACGTCTATAAGTCCTCTTTTGAAATCCTTGAAGCTATCTGCACAACTTTCGGCGCAAGGTTTTTTCAGTCTGATGGCAAATGGCATTTCATACAGTTTAATGAGTTCAGGCAGACAGGCAGTATCTACTTGCACAGGTATTACAAGGACGGCACAAAGCCGGGCACTTCATCTAGTGTAGACTTTGAGGTGGATGAGACTGGCGGTGACTTTGTTACAGCTTCTGAAGGTGTGCAGTTCTTCATCCCTCCTGTCGGCAGGGTTGAGGTAGAATTCAAGCATAAAGATGACAGGAATTACCTGCAAGGGGAAACGATAGTCTTTGAAGTAGATTCTACAATACCAGGAGTACCGGGCAACAATTCAAAATACAGAATATCCGGTCTTTTCACATCAGATGTTGAATTCACGAATAACCATCTGCCTGTTTTCAATGTTGTTGGGCTGAAAATTGAAATCAGAGATCAAAGCGCTAATGTCTACAGGTTAGAAAGAATTGCAGAGATAACAGGAGGTACTAACATCAACTATGGCGATACGCAATGGGTTGAGGACGGGCTAAACGAGTATCAGATAGTAATGCCGATACAGCAAAGCGGGCTGCCTGTTACTCAGTCTTTTGATTTTGTTACTCCTGATAGCCCGGCAGGAACAGATAGCGCAACGCTGCTCATTACCTACTTTGACAACAGACAGGTAGTAATAGGTAACATTTTCAATACAGCAGTAGATACTGTTACCATAAGTGCATCAGGGTTGTCATTTCAGGCGATGAATACAGACGGCACTTTCCCTGCTGCCTCTAATTTGTTAACCCTAACAAACCCCGACACTCCGGGCGCGAGTGCTGTTGTAAGCAAAGAGGTAATATTCTCTGACAGGATAAACTTCACAAGCTCAGGAAGCATAACAAGGTTGGTTGGCGATGAACACATAAACACTCTTAGCTGGTCTAAAGGGCTTTCAGGGACGAACTACCCTATTAGGAGGCTGTTGGCTATTGAGTTACTGTATCAACGCAGAAAAGCCATAAAATCGATTGATGCCACATTCATATCTATCAACGACTTTCATTTCTTCAACCTGTTAAAACTCAATACAGGTGAACAGTATGTACCTATCAGGGCTACATATAACAGCAAAAGAGAAGATTGGGCAGGGCGCTATTTTTCTATCGGTTACAGCGACACATTAACAGGGGTTACTGTAATCAATGACGTGCCATTAGGGCCTAATGGGCAGCCTGGAGGCGGCGGTACACCACCTGGCGAAGGGCCAATTACAATACCTGGAGTCAGCGCCAACAACCCAATCGGCAGCTCATTCGATGATGGCGGGCATATCGTCAGCACAACGGGAGATAGCAGCTATAGCGATGGCGATGAGGTGACAACGATAGGCATTGATACAGCAACGGTGGACGGCTTAGTGCAGGCAGGCGATACTATCGCGATGATTGACAGGACAACCGGAAACACACAGACGTTCACGGTGACTAGCAATCTACAGGCAGGCGATACAACGATAGCAGTAAGCTCAGCGACAATATCGGGCAGTTTTGGGACGAATAGCTATATCACGTTAGGCACCGGCGAGTTCGTGACGAACATCAGGCAGGGCAGTGCTGCACGCTATGTGCAGAAGTTCGACAACCCTGCAAGCGCTACTCTTACGGTGACAGAGAACAGCGGCACACTGCCGAGCGATACGAACCTGATAGACGTTTTCTATAATGGCGTACTGTTATCTGAGACGGATGACTACAGCATTTCAGGCAGTGATATTGTGCTGACATTCACACCGAAGCGAAGGGTGATTGTTAAATTTTGGATTATAGGTTAAAAACCAGTAATTTGCAACAGAAGCTAATGAAAACTAGAAAGTCAATACTACTCGCCTTAGCGCTGCTCAGCGCTGTTGTTGCTTATGCGCAGCCTTCTACGCGCATTGACTTGACTCAGTTGGTAGGCCCTGCTGATGAAAGCAAAGTGAATTACATCATCACGAAGAATGATACAGCTTACTATGAATACCAGGTGCCGAGCCTTAGCTTCGACATTACAACTGAGGAAGACGCTGTGCCGGGAATGCTTACATGGAACACGGATGAAAGCACGCTTGATATTGGCTTAGATGATGAAGTTATCCTGCAAGCCGGGCAGGAGATGGTGTACTATGTCAAGAACCAAACAGGCAGCACTATCAATGATGGGCAGGTAGTGCAGTTTGTAAGTAGCCTTGGCAACTCCGGCAGGCTGCTGATTGCACTTGCACGCGCTGATACAACAAGCGAGGCAAAGTACATCATGGGCGTTGCTACCGAAGAGATAGCGAATGGCGCTGATGGCTTTGTGACGGCGTTCGGTAAGATACGAGGCATTGACACCGATGGCAGTGTATGTAGCGAGACTTGGGATGATGGGGATATTCTCTACCTAAGTGCAACGACTGCCGGCTGTTTGACGGTGACGCCTCCTTCTGAGCCTTCGTTACGGATACCTGTTGCCGCTGTTGTTCATGCAGCTAACAATGGCACCTTATTTGTTCGCCCCACCTACTACCCTAGATTAAATGACCTGCATGATGTGACAACAGATGGGGCAACAAACGGGCAGGTGCTTGTCTACAATTCAAGCTCAGGCGTTTGGGAGCCGGGCACAGCATCAGGTGGCAGTTCGTTATGGAGCGAAGGCGCTACATCAGGGGAGATATATTACAACTCTGGTAATGTCGGCATAGGCACAACAGACCCGCGTGAGCTGCTTGATATAGATGGCGGCAGTATCAGGTTGGAATCTAGTTCAGATCCGGGCTTGAGGATTTACAGCGATGATGGGGCTGAGACAAGCTATTTAGATATTCGGGACTTCTCTGACAACTACGCGCAAATATCGAAGGTTAGCAATACACTGATTGACTGCTTTATAGACATTGACCCACTGCCGCAGAATAACGATAAAGCTGTCATTAGGCTGTTTCGTAATACAAACACTACCGATGAATCAAGGCTAGATATTTACAAGGGCAATGGCACTAACGATATATCACATAGATTTGCGACAGCGTCTCTACCTAGTTTTGTCAACATCAATAGTGTTGATCAGGGTTTTGGTATTGGCACGATTAATCCGACAGAAGAACTTGACATTTTTGGCGATGCGCGTATTCAAGGCCACCTGCTTCTCGACCCGCAAAGCAGCAACCCTACTGAGACAGACGAAGGTATCTTATTCTACGACAACGTAGATAACCGCTTTTCTGGCTATTCAGAATCAGCCTACAAAGACTTAGCCTATGTATCGGATATTGACAGCACGCGCATCGTAGAGGACAGCATTGCAGTGTATTATACAGGAGGCAGCGAGATAGGCAGGGACACTATCAGGATAACGGTTATCGCTCCTGTTTTTGAGGTAGCAGGCGACACTGTAAGGACTTCGAGTGCAAGTGATGGGCAGGACTTTGTTTTTGGTTCTTCGTCGCTTGACGATACAGGCACAGCAACTGAAGATGAAAGGTTCTTTTTTGACAATAGCAAGGGGTATTTCTTTGCAGGTGTTGCAACTACAGACACGACAGTTAATGATGCGGATAGAGGGCTTAGGGCTATTAACTTAGGATACGACAACTCAGCCAGAGCGACAAATTCAGCAATCAGTGGCGGTATCGGAAACCTTGTTACATCGTTCGGGACTTCAGCGACAATAGGCGGGGGAGATGGCAATACAGCAAGTAATCTTGGCGCGACAATAGGCGGGGGAATTGATAACGAATCAGGTGGGGCGGGATTAGCGTATTGTGCAACAGTTGGAGGCGGGCAAAGAAATACAGCATTAGAAAGGTTTGCTACAACATCAGGCGGGGTTGACAATATTAACTCAGCGCAATACGGAACGATCGGCGGCGGCAGGGACAACGACCTGTCAACTGATGCGCCAACATATTCTACTATCCCTGGTGGCTTGGGCTCAAAAGCGACGATTTACGGCAGTATGCAGCATAGCTCAGGCAACTTTGATACCGATAGCGTAGGACAGGCACAAAACATGCAAATCACAGTACGCAGGGAGGTAACAGGGGTAATTGACTTTGACTTATTCCCATCCGGCAACAACCCTTCTGTCGAGCGCATTGAAATAGAAGAGGACGCCTTTTGGAGCTTCACCGCCAACTGTGTGACAGTAGTAACGAATATCGGCACATCAGCAAGCCTTGAGCAAGGGGATAGCAGGGCGCAGACGATTTTTGGCAAAGCGGAGAATGATGGCGGCACTATCCGCGTTGATTATGAAGCACCGGCTTTGACGACATTCGATGACCCTGACGGGGATATGACAGGCACAGGGATTTCGTTAAGCCCTGACAGTGCTAACAACGCGCTGAAGGTGACTTGCACACCACCGGGCGTTGGCGGCGGCGGGACAGGCACTACAGTAACGCGGGCAGTCTGCACCTTCTTAATCACGCAACTGAAATACTAATGAGAATCGGACTAGGCATAGGGTTGAACAGGTTTCGGGGCGCGGGTGCAGCCATTACAGGCCTACTCGACCAATACACCGGCGCAGCAGCAGCTTTTTCGCTTGATACGCTAATCTACGGCGATCACAGCGTTGAAGATACAGCGGTAGGCTCGCAGACAAACGGCAGCACAGATACCTACACCGTCCGTGTGCGTCGCAGCTCAGACAATGCAGTGCGCAGCTTCACACATACAGAAGTGGGCAATGGCACGCTTGTCACATGGGTAGGCGCAGGCAATGATGGGTTTGTTGAGGCTTGGTACAATCAAGGGAGTGAAAGTGATGCGGTGCAGACGACTGCGGCTAATCAGCCGAAGATTGTTGATGCGGGGAGCTTGGTGGTTGAGAATGGGAAGGCTGGAATAGATTTTTTAGGGGAATCAAGCATTTTTTTAGACACAGGAGATTTCGCACTAATAAGCCAGCCAGTAACCACTTTTGCGGTTATCGCTGATGAAAAACAAAGAGATACTTTCAGGCTAATTCATTCAGGAAAAAACTCAAACAAATTAGATTTAGGGATTTCAGATAATGGTTCTTTGTATGGGTATTCAACTCAATTAGGGATCAGCAGCAAGAATTTCAACAACCAACAAGCAATCGCTTATCTGTTAGCAAATGGAGCATCTAGCCAATTAAACAAAAATAATGAGACACCAGAAATAGAAAACATAGGCAGTTCAGGAACTCAGGTCGAGTCTCTAAGAATAGGAATAGCACAATTCATAGCTTTTAGTTTTCAAGGTTTGATGCAAGCTCTATTGTTTTTTCCATCCGACCAATCAACCAACCGCACCGCAATAGAATCAGCCCTCAACGATTACTACGAAATCTACTAACATGAGCAGATACACGAAAGACATAGACATCACACAATCAGGCGAAACCTACCGCGTCACAATCACGGAGACGGTAGGCGATGAGCAGCCGATTGTGACACAGCTTGACCTGACAGAAACAGAGCTGCAAGCCTACACAGATGCGCAGATAGATGCGCAGTTGTCCCTGCAAGACCTGTACGAAGGCTTATCCAAGCGGGCAGAAGGCGAGCAAAGGGCGTGGTTCAGGGAACTGAACAAGGTTGGCAAGAATGAATACTACAGCCGAAAGCGCCAGAAAATCAAAGAGTGGACAGACGGCTACAATTTCAGATACCTGAACACCGACGGGCAGGAGCCTATTGATTGCACCATCAACGCTTCCGGCTTCGTGCGCCCCATCGAGGGGGCAGGCAACTTCTTGCGCGTCACATTCGACAGCAAGCGGAGGATTCAGGCAAAAGTGCCGGGAGGTAACTTGTTTACTATGCTGTCACTTGATGAAGAGTGGTGGGTAGGCACCGATGAAAACAACATTACGCACAGGCTGCGGCGCATCAAAAAACAAGGATAATGACAGGAAATACATGGCTCTGCCTGACATTGGCAGATTACGAAAATACAATACCTGCTGAAGTGGCTTCCTATTACGAGGTAGCAGAAGCAACCACATGGCAGCAGGTCAACGAACAAAAGCTATCACAGCAGTTCAAGATGCAGCGGGGGCCTTATACCGTCAGCGGTATTCAGGTGATGTTTGTGAACATGGATGTAGACTACACGACCGCAATGGCTACAGCCTTGCAAGCCTTGCAGACTACTGTGCCTTTCGGCTTCATGCTCACAGAGGCACAGGTAAGGGGCTACATGCAGCAGCAGTGGTACA